CCAACCAATACAACCAAGAGAGATAGTTGAGGAGAGTATAAATGCCAAGAATAACGATGGCAGAAATTATCGTGGAAGTCAGACGGTTGGCTAATGCGGGTACGGCTGATTTTGTTATTGGGGCAGTCACCTACTTTAGTGATGACCATATCCAAGACATTTTAGACAGGGGGGGAAGGGATTTTAGGCGGGTGGCGCTTAGCCCACTGCTGAATTATGCCAATAGTGCATCTACCTATACCGATTATATTATCCCACTGGATAAATTTGATTGGCGGATTGAGCGCGAGGGTGCTGGTGGTGGATTTTCTTTGAGGAATAGCAATGGGGGGGTTGCGCCAACCTACACGGTTAATTGGGCGGCGAGTCGGATTGTGTTCGATGCGGACACAGGGGGCGATACATTTTATATGGATTGCCGCGCCTACGATTTTTACATGGCGGTGGCGGAAATTTATGATGCAAAAGCGGCGGCGGCGGCGGCGCTGGTGGATTGGTCTAGTGACAATCACGACATAAAGGCTAGTCAGGCGCACTCTCATTATTTGGCAGAGGCACAGCGGTATCGGCTGATGTCGGGGAAGCTGGTACGCATGAGTACACGGGTGAGGACAGATGAGCGTTATTAGCGGGTTGATGTTGGCGCAGATGCGGGCGATGGTATCGGCACGGCTTCCCGATGTGGCAGTGATTTCTGCGATAACCAACACATCGGACGGCGCGGGCGGATGGAGCGAGGGGCTGGTGACTAGTGGCACGGTGGCTTGCCGCGTTGACCCATTGGGTGCCAATGCGACCGAGTCGCAAGTGGTGGTATCACGCGAAGCGTTGGAGGTGACCTATCGGCTTACATTGCCACACGATGCGCCGATAGCACAAAATAATCGGGTGGTGATTAATGGACGGACGTACGAGGTGGTGGCGGTATCAATTGACCACTCGTGGAATGTGAGCAAACGGGTAATCATAACGGAGGTGCGATGATGCGAGTGGAATTGGATACAGCGTATTTGGATAAATTGGGGCGGGGTTTGGATGTGTCGGTGGTGTTGGGTAAGCTGGCTATGGATTGCGAGGCTTACATCAAATTAAACTTTAGTGCGCTATCGCCCTCGCCTGTGGGGGGTCCGCCAGGGGTGGATACGGGGGCGCTCAAAAATAGTGTGGTGGCATCTCCGCGAGGGGCTGATTGGGTGGTGCAAGTGGGGGCACCATATGGGATGGAGTTGGAATATGGGACGCGGCGGTCAGGGGCGAGACCGTTTGTGTTGCCTGCGGTGCGGGCGATAGTTAAAAATGCCCCCGCTGAGATGCTTAAGATTGTAGAGGATGCGTGATGGCACTATTGACGATAGAAGCTGGGCTGTATGCAAGTTTGGCGGGTGGAACGGCGCTCACCGATTTGATTGGCGGCGCGGTGAATCCACGTATTTATAACAGGATTGCTCCAAATGTGGCGGTGTTGCCGTACGTGATTTTTTATTTGGCGGATGGGCAAATCCCCAACGAAACACCGCGGCAAGACGGGGATTATGTGTATCGGGTGGATGCGTGGGCATTAACACGGACATTGGCGGAGACTATGCAAAAAAAGATATTTGATTTATTAGACGGGCAATCGCTGAGTGTGGCGGGGTGGTCTAATTATGATAGCAAGCTAAGACGGCTTTTTAGCGAGGCGGAAGCGGAAAAAGGGGTTATTTATTGGAGGTACACAGGAGAGTATCAGTTTAAGCTGGCATTGGATTGATTGCCGTTATGGGGGTGGGTGCTGGGGTAAGATTGTATTGATGGATTATTTATTTTTAGGAGGCATATTATGCCAGTACATGCAGCGAATAATCGGTACACAGGTGACGGTTTGTACATCAGTTTGGGCGGACAGGTGATTAGCGCGGACTATAAATCACTGGGGGTGAGTGAGAGTGTGGACACGGTGGATGTCACGGCGGGCAGTTCGCGTGACCGCGCTCACATCCCAACAGTGCGGTCAGTTGAATTTAACTTCGAGGCTTTTCAGGTGATTGGATTGAATGGGACGGCGTTGCGGGCTAAATTTGCCACAGGGGTACAGGGAGAACTCATCTATGGACCCGAAGGCACGGCGGCGGGCAAGCCGAAATATGCATGTTTAGTCACGGTGACATCATCGGAAGTTACCTATCCGTTTGATGGGGATATTTCGCTATCGGCTACGCTGATGCGGAATGGTGCGTGGACAGCCAATTTTGAACATAGCGCAAGCGTGTTCCCATGAGTAGTAAGGTGGAAAAAGATGTGGTAGTAGAAGAAACTCAATTGGTTATTGATGTAAGCAAATGGAATATGAAGCAATTTAAGAAGTGGCAAAGTGTCACGCTTGAGGCAAACATCGATGGGATGAATGCTATGTTGCTACAAGCCATTGTGGTAATGCCTGATGGTAAGCCACCAAGTCTTGAGGCGTTGGATGAGATCCTTCCTGCGGAGTGGTTTGTGTTAGCTAAGGCGGTTGGAAACTCCTTCAACATCATCTTTCGACCACAAGACTAAAATCGCCCGCCAAATCTATCTGTCGGTGAGATTTAATTCGCCGATGGAGGGGGATGTAGCAATGGATGTGTGGGCTATGCAGGTGTGTGAGAAATTCGGATGGACATTAGAATATGTTGACGGGATGCCGATGGAAGAACTGGCGCTGGTCATGGGATATATTGAGGGGATGGAGAGGGCAACCAAAAAATAGCCTAGTAGAATGGTGCTTATGTGAGGTAATAAGATGGTTGATGCGGCAACGTTAAAAGCGGTTTTTACTGCTGATACAAAAGATTTTGATAAGGGGATCAAGAAAGTAGACAAATCGCTTTCTGGGTTGTCTAAAGACATGGGCAAAGAGCTACGGTCTTTGGGTGGCAACATCAGAGGGATTGGAAGCAATTTCCTTGCATTGACGGCACCGTTGGCGGCGGGGTTTGGGTTTGCAATCCATTCCGCAATGAATTTTGATGAGCAATTGACCAACATCGCCTCTGTGCTGGGGTCAACACGGGCAGAGACAGACGCAATGGGTATGAGCCTGTTGGAATTGTCTAAGACATCGAAATTTAGCGGAACGGAACTCGCCGCCGCCATGTATGACGTGGTGGGGGGGGTGGCGGACGCAGGTGTCCACATGGAGATATTGGCGGCGGCTTCGGCATTGGCAGAGGGTAGCAATGCGAATTTGGTTGGATCGACAAACGCGCTCATCTCGACCTTCAACGCGTATTCATCGGCGGGGATTGAGGCGTCGCGGGTGAGCGATGTTTTAACTATGACTGTGCGTAACGGCGTAGGCACGATGGATGAGTTGGCAGGCGTGTTTGCGCGGACATCCACGTTGGCTAGTCCGTTGGGGGTGGACATCGAAGAATTGGGCGTGATGTTTGCCCAAATATCAACAAAAGGCGCAACGTTTAGTGAGGCGGCAACGCGCATCGAAGGCACGCTGTCGGCGATTATCAATCCCACCAAAGAGTTGGAAGATGCGTTTGCCGCAATGGGGATGACGCAAGAAGATGTGTTGAAAAAATTACGGGATGATGGATTAATATCTGTCATACAAGATATGGTGGACGCGGGGATTGACCTGACAGCCGTATTTGGTAATCAAGAGGCGCTATTGGGGGCGTTGGCTTTGGCTGAGATTGACCCAGATGCGTTGGGGGAATTCACAGCAAATATGGAGGGGGCAACGGCGGCGGCGCAGGCTATTCAAGCTGAGGGTAGAAAGTTTCAGTGGGATGCGATCGTGGGGGATTTTAACGATTTGGCGGTGGCGATCGGTATGGCGCTATTGCCTGCAATGGGTGAGTTGATTACGCAATTAACGCCACTCGTGCAAGGATTTATGGATTGGGCAAAAGAAAATCCGCAGTTGATTGCGGATATTGCCAAAGTGGGGCTTGGGGTGGGACTGCTCGGCTTAGTTATGTTCCCATTGGGGGTGATTGTGACGGGGTTAGGGGTGGCGTTCAAAGTCTTGGCGGCGGGGATCGGTCTGGTAACGGTGGCACTTGCGGTTATAACGGCACCAATTACGGCGGTCATTTTGGGCGTGGGGCTGGGCGTGGCGGTGTTCATCCGATTCGGCACGGAAATTACCACATTTTTTAATAAGATAGGTGCTACGGTGGAACAAATAGCGGTTATTTTATTGGGGGTGTTGGCGGACATCACAAATAGTCCATTTTTTGTAGCGATACGGGAAGCGTTTGAAACGGCGTTTAATTTCGTGAAGGATTCAGTGGTACAACCCCTTGTAGATGTGATCGAAACCATTAGCACGGTATTGGAAGCCCTAAAGGATAACCCTGTTCTGCAACTCATCATCGGCGCGTTTGAAACGGCGTTTAACTCAATAAAGGGGATTGTAGAGGGGGTGGTGAATGGCATTTCAGGATTTATCAACGGCATCAAAACGGGTATTGAGGACGTGATGATTGGCTTGGGACTCATGGAAGCGAGAGCCAGTGCGGTAAGTGGCGTGATAATGCCTAGCCTAGGCAACGCATATACTGCGGTTGTCGCGGCGATGCAAGTAGAGGTTGCGAGGCAAGAGAATACTAACGCGGTCGGGAATCGAAAAGGGCGGGCATTGGGGGGGGATGTGTTTGCTAAGCAAAGTTATTTGGTGGGGGAACGGGGACCAGAATTATTTACCCCACAGACGGGTGGTAACATCATGGCAAATAACCGCATGAAGGGGTTGGTTGGTGGTGGTGGTGGGGGTGGTGTGACGATTACGGGGACGGTCAATGTGTATGGTGTGCAGGATATTCAATCGCTGTATAACCAATTGGCACGGGTGGGGTCAAACCGTGGATCATAAAAATAGGTTGGTAGAATGGTTGTTATGCTTGGTTATGGTGGTGGTGGTGGGGTGTGAGCTATTGCCCCCCCCAACCGACAATGCCTTTGGCACACGGGTAGATTTTAAGCCGATGGGGTATATAAGTGTGATTGCTGGTGTTGTGCATGATTGTACTAATACTGAGTGCATCCAGATGGCTAGTTTTGGTGAGGGTCAACCCCTAACGGTTGTGGGGATGATTTATGCCGATAGTGGCTGGTGGTATGTGGTGGTGGTACAACGTGGGCTTGAAGGTTTTGTGCCTTCTGCATCAATGGAATATGATTATCGGCTTAACATAACGCCAACACCGACAGGGCATCCTAATTTATTTTGAGGTGATGATAATATGGCAATAAAGTTTTATGTGGATTGGAACAAAAACGAAAACTTTACAGGGACATACGATGATATCACGGCGGATGTGATAGAGGCGGAATGGTTTTTGGGCGCACGCTCACCATTTCAATCCACATGTGATGAATTGACATTGCGGTTGACCCTGAAAAACACTACTGGTAAATATAGCCCCGAAAACACGGGCAGTGTTATCGCAGGATTGGTTAGACCCTATTGTCGTGTGCGGGTTGTGGATGATGCCACAAGCACGCCGATGTGGAACGGGTATCTCGATTTTCCGACTATCTCATGGCAACCAATGGGTACTTTTACAGGCAAGGGGCAAATTATCCTGCAAGCGATTGGTGCTAAGGGGTTGTTAGAACGGATAACGGTGATTTTGCCTGAGTATGCAAGCACTACAGGGAATGTAATCATCGAGAACGTTCTCGAATTGTCACGAGTATTTTTAATCATTTTGGATGCGTGGCTTATCGGGGTGGCTGGATTCAGCGAATTAGGGGTAACCACTGTTCTCCAAACCAATGAAAAATGGCGGACATTTGACGAGGGCTTGACCACGTTTGAGGATTTTGGAGGTGGACGCGAAAACGCGTGGTCGGTGATAGCCGATGTGGCACAAACTGAACGCGGGTACTTTTACATTGACCGCACAGGGCGATATATATTTAAGAATCGCCTCCATACCTACTTGTCGGATACAGTCGGCACGGCAAAAAGCAAAACAGGCACGGGGGGGATTGATTATACGTATGGTGATTTGATGGTCAATTTGGTTACGGTTACTGGGGTGCCTAAGCGGACAACCTCATCCGAATTATTATGGACACTGCCCGCCCCGCTCAGTGTGTCGCCGTCCAGCACGATCGTGATTGACGCGAAATTGCGTAGGTCTACTGGTCAATTTGCGAGTGCAACGGCACTGACAGAAGCGGTAACTTACTCGCAAGGCGATGCAAATATCACAGTGACCCCCAATGGTGGGATTGCCAAAATCACGATAGGAAACACGGGCAAAGTGACGGCAATCATCAACACCATGACCCTGACAGGTTCACCATCAGTTGAGCAAAACCAATTGGTGGTACAAGCTGATGACATTGCGTCACAAGCCTTGTATGGCAAACGCGAAAAGTCGTTCTCATTGAACAATGTGAGTGAGTATCGTGTGGTCTTATACACAGCCCACATGGAATTGCTTCGGTTGCCGATGCGGGGTCGGGTTACAAGCATAACCATGCGGCGCGAGGACGGTGGTGCTAATCATGCTGATGTGGTCACTGGTCTCAAAATAGGGGATTTTGTTGAAGCCGATTTTAATGACACTGTTTATCACACAGGGCGATATGTGGTGATTGGTGAGCAACATGCTTGGCAAGCCCCTAATGTCCACGAAGCAACATTCTTTTTTGAACCAGTCGTGCAAACGGGATTTGTACTGGATGTTGCAGGACGTAACGAATTGAACGGCGCTAAAACTGTTTTGATTTATTAATAAGTGAGGAAAACATGCCTAGAACTATACCTGGAGTATTACCACCCGCAACACCCATAACCTCCACATTGTGGAACGACCAAGTTGGTGACAATCTAAACCACTTGTTAGGATTGACCGCCAATGGTGTTGCATTGACGGATATAACGGGGGGTGGTGAAATTATTAGCCTGCCTCCAATCGGTGGGGTATCCACAATCCAAACACGTGCAACAACTGGGTTGTTCACCACGATTGACCTGACCACACTGACGGGGTGGGCGGATGCGTACGATGTTGAAATTTCATTTACGCTAAGGTCAAATGCCGCCCTCACCAATGACACCCTGCAATTAATTTTGAACGGGGATTTGAGTGCCCCCAACTATCGCCACCAACGCGCTGGGGCAAATGATGGGGCGGCGATTAGCGCAGCGGCGACTGATGCGTCAATCGCCAGTATAGTTGGCAATACAGGCAGTGTTAATAGCTTCTCGCAAGGTAATTTTCGGATATATAATTTCAAAAACGCGGCAATTCACAAAAATATCCCCGTAACAATAGGTGGGGCGAATACGGGTACTGCTTTACGGATTGATGTGGGGGTGACTAACTATCGCATCGCGTCCGCAATCACAACGATTAATTTAGGGTTGATTACAGGCACGGGATTTTTGACACATTCGAGTATAAAAGTGAGGTTCATCGTTTAGATTATGCCATTAGGTGACGATTTAGCAGTACGTACTACAGGTGATTTAATCACAACAGCGATATACAATGAGATTATCGCTTCGGTTAATTTTATGTTGCGGGGGAATATGGTTGGCGCGATACAGGCTAATTTCCGCACGACAAACATTGATGAGCATTGGCTCATCTGCAATGGCAACACCATCGGCGCAAGCGGAAGCGGTGGGACGGCACGCGCCAATGCTGATATGGCATTGCTATATGGGTTGTTGTGGGATGCAACCACCAACGCAATCCTCATCATCCAAACGCCTGCAGGCTCAGCTACCACACG